ACGTCTGGAAGCCCGACAGCAGCGACTTTGACTCAAGGCATGGGTATAACCATTACTAGCGCGTCAAACAGCATCACAATCGCAGCCACAGGAGGTGGTGGCGGGTTCACGTGGAACACTGCTAGCGGAACAACACAAGCAGCTGCGGTTAATAATGGCTATGTCTGTACTAATGCTAGTGTATGCACCGTCACTCTCCCTGCCACAGCTGCCGTTGGATCGGTTGTATCAGTCCAAGGCGAGGGCAGCACCTCAGGCTGGATTCTGGCCCCAAATTCTGGACAAAACATACAAGTAGGACAAACAAACGGAACGACATCTGTTACTGCTGCTGCTAAATATGATTCTATTTCAGTAGTATGTGTCGTCGCTAATACAACATGGGCAACACTATATGTTTTAAGTTCTGGCGTTACGGTAGCATAAAGAGGATTTTATATGCCAATTTTGAGCACAAGCTTTAATGATATCGGAAACGCAGGACAAGTTCCGACTTTAGTTAGAATCGATACGGACGATAGCCTATCTACTGTTTTATCAGTTGGGTATTTGAATATTTTGAAAGATCAGAATCTGCCTTTAAGCCAAGATTCTATTGCTTTGGTTAGCACTGGCGTGGGAAGTCACAAGGCAGTTACGGCTTTATCTATGGTTTATTCCAATGGAAATTGGAGTTTATCCGTAATGGAAGGGTATCAAGCATCTGGAGGTGGTGGGGGCTTACCTTTTGTTAATGTATCAGGAACGACTCAAGCAGCTGTCATTAATACAGGATATATAATAGGGAATTCTTCACAGACTACGGTAACACTTCCCGCTAGCGCCCCTGTTGGATCTATTGTTGCTATTCAAGGAAAAGGATCAGGGGGTTGGGTACTTCAGGCTAACGGTGGACAAACTATCCAGGTAGGACAAACAGCCTCAAGTTCGGGCGGTTCAGTCACATCAGCAGCAGCATTTGATGCGATACAAGTAGTTTGCGTTGTTGCTAATACAACATGGACAAGCTCGTATGTCGTCAGTTCTGGCGTCACAATTGCATAGCGAATTGCATAGGGAATATAGGAGAGATAAATGTCTACAGTTACTACGCAATTAAACTCAGGAAGCTCTGGAATCTCAGTCCCTGAAGGCGGCACAGGGATAATAACAACAACTCCTTATGCCCCCCTATGTGCTGGAACAACAGCAACAGGTAATTTACAACAGGTTACAACTGGTCTTTCTAACGCTAGTTATTATTTGACCAGTAATGGCAGTAGTGCAGTCCCGAGTTTTCAAAGCCAGAACATATCGTTCTTGACAATGACCCTGACTGCATCGCAAATTAATGGAATGTTTTCTAGTCCAGTTCAAATTCTTCCAGCTCAAGGTGCACACACATTAATTGTTGTTTATTTCATGAAGTTTGAATATATATTCAATACGACAGCCTTCAGTGGAGGGGGCATCATATACTTAGGTTATGGTGGTTCTATTTTCTATACAGCGGTTCAGATATTAACTGTTGATATGACTGCATCTAGTAGCGCTGTTTTTTATTCGGCTGCCAACGGAAGTACCAATGGATATTACGGTACTGGTCCTTTTAATCCAGTCTCATTAGCAGTTAACCAGGGACTATCCCTTACAAATGATACCGGATCATTCACGGGTGGTGGTGCAAGCACAGTTGTCATAACGGTTTACTATGATGTTTTTTCAACAACGGTTTGAGGTGAATAATGTCGACAGTTAATAATCAATTAAATACTGGGGCTACACCAATAGCTGTTTCTCAGGGAGGTATTGGTGCTACAACACTTACTACTGCTTATGCCCCTGTATGCGCAGGAACTTCAGCAACAAGCCACTTACAACCTGCTTCGACTGGTCTTGGAACATCAGGATACATATTATGTTCAAATGGTTCTAGTGCATTGCCATCTTTTCAGCAGCAGCCAGTTCAATCAACTTCGATCACATTAAGTACTGCAAATATAGAAGCCATGTATGCTACACCTGTTCAGATTTTAGCGGCACAAGGAGCTCACACCATTATTGTTATATACAACATAGTAATGGAATACATATATAATTCAACACCATTCAGTGGTGGAGGAACTATATACATTCAATATAATAATACAGCTCATGCTGGAGGCATACAGATATGGCAGCCTCTTATATCTATAACTACATCTGGGAGTAAAATAGTATACGGAGGAGCAGTGGATTTTCTGGATAGTGTTTATGGAACTACGGGCACTATCATTAATCAGGGTTTATATATATCAAATTTGAGTGCCGCTTACACGACTGGAAATAGTTCAGCAAGAATTACTTTATATTACATAGTTTTACCAACTACGGTCTAGGGAGAAAGATGTGACTACGAATACACAGCTCAATACATCAGGAACCATACTGACCTTAGCAGAAGGTGGAACAGGTGTTAGCACAATGACGACGGCCTATGCTCCGATATGTGCTGGTACCACAGCAGCAGGCGTACTTCAACCTGCATCTACGGGACTAGGAACATCATCAAATGTACTAATGAGCAATGGCTCTAGCGCATTACCGTCCTTTCAGGCTATGCCAAATCCCATTATAAAAGCTTCCACTACATTAAGCACGCTTAACATACAGAGCATGTACGCGACACCAGTACAAGTTTTGGCAGCACAAGGTGCTCATACTTTAATTGTCGTCTATCTGACCGTGTTTGAATATATTTTTAATACTACCAATTTTACGGGTGGAGAAAGAACATTTGGTCCTCTCATCCAGTATACAAATGGGATCCACGGATCTGGTGTAGTAGTGGGAATATCTAATATGGATATAACGACATTGGGTCCTTTTTCATCATCAGCTATATTTTATGGTGGGGCCTACGATGGCGATAATCTAGGAAATGTTAACTTTGGAGCTTCTACACAGGGCATAAACGAGGGATTATTTGCAACTAATATAACGGCGCCTTATGTAGGTGGGGATGGTTCTATGAGAATAACCGTTTATTATTCTGTTTTAACAACAACACTTTAGGAAACTTTACGAGCATTTAATGAAACACTTAATAAAACATAAAGATGGCACAGTTGCAATAATGACAACCCTTTCTGAGGATATTAATCCTTCAGATGAAATCAATAAATGGCAAGACCATCAAAAGGAAAAGGTTGAATCACACAGACCATTGAATGAGGATGAACTTCCAGATAGATATTTTAGAGATGCGTGGCGTCATAAGGACGATAAGATATGTTTAGATTTAGACCATTGTAAGAGAATACATCAGAAAAATATTTTAGATGCCCAAAAAGAAGCCATTAAGCCTATGGATTCAGGAATTGCTAATGCAACTACGCCAGAAGAAATAAAAGCGTTTATGCTAGACTCATTAAAATAAAAGGACTTTTATATGCCAGTTCTATCTTATCAAGTTAACGCCCCCGGTTACGGTGGAATAAACCCCAAGCTTGTATACATTTTTACGGATGATCCAGTGTCTGTTATTACAACTACTGGCTATATTGATTGGTTGGCTAACCAACAGGGCATATATACTGGGGACGTAGCTTTAATCGTAAGTCGTCAGACGCCTACATCGGTCTTTGCTGCGAACTTTTATGAATTTCAAAGAGTCGGAAATGGGCCGCATTGGGATCTAATTCCTGAATCTGGATCGGCCTTAGTTCAATCTGTGAGTGGAACCTTAAATCAGATAATTGCTAGCCCTACAACAGGTAACGTCGTTGTGTCTATATCACCCAATCCGATAATACCTGGAACAGGATCGGTGAATTTGCCGGTCGGAAATACGACACAGAGGGCCGGGGCCGCCGGCTCTATTCGATTTAATAGCCAATTAGATCAGTTTGAGGTCACTATAGACGGTACTAACTGGATTCCTCTTCAAACCGGAAGCCCAAGTTCTGTTACAAGCATTATTGGAACACCTAATGAAATTGTGGCATCAAGTCCTACCGGGAACGTGACTATTTCTATAGCTAGCAATCCCGTAATCCCTGGAACTGCTGAAATCACGCTTCCTACGGGCGATACGGCGCAACGCGGAAGTACTGCCGGATCTATTCGATTTAATAGTCAGTTGGATGTATTTGAAACAACGGTAGATGGTATAACATGGCTTCCCATTCAGACGGGCAGTCCCGGAGCTGTAACAAGTATATTTGGTACCACGAATGAGATAACCGCATCTAGCTCAACGGGTAATGTTACTTTGGCAATAGCAAATAATGCCGTTCTTCCTGGAACCGCTGAAGTTGTTCTTCCCGTTGGGTCTACAGCTCAAAGAGGAAGCACCGCTGGTGGTTTAAGACTGAATAACCAATTAAATGCGATTGAGCTGACAAATGATGGTACAAATTGGTACACAATAAGCACCAGTAATAATACTGTCAACAGCGTTTCAGGAACTACGAATCGAATTACTGTCACAGGAACTAATAATGCGGTCGTTGATATATCGGCTTCATATGTCGGCCAAGCCAGCATAACAACGCTTGGAACGGTAACAACGGGAACATGGAATGCTACGCCTGTCACAGTTCCTTTTGGAGGAACCGGAGCCACAAGTCTGACAGCGTATTCTGTTTTATGCGCGGGAACTACCAACACTGGTACTGTTACACCGGTAGCATCTTTAGGAACGGCTGGTCAGGTATTAACCAGTAATGGCGCAGGAGCATACCCAACCTGGCAAGCTGGTGGAGGAGGAAGTGGAGCAGGTGCCGCATTTTGGGCAAAAATTAGTGGAGATGGAACGACTGTATTAGGATCTTTCAATATTTCCAGCCTAACAGATGTAGGGACAGGACAGATTACAGTTGGGTTCACAACTCCTTTTTCTAATTCAAATTGGTGCCAACTGCTAAGCGTTGCGCCTGGATCTGTTTCAGATAATATTTATTATTCTGGCGGTATTAACACGAACAACGCTTCAGCAATTAATAGAAGGACTTCTGGAGCGACTATTGACCCAGGAACTTGGTTTATGGCAGGGTTTGGAAATCAATAAAAAATTTATTGTAATATTAAGCGTTTTTATTTCTCCTGCTAGCATGTTAATAATAACACTATTGTTTTTATCGTGGTTCTGCGTATATGGTTACGGGAAAATGACCGGAAAAGATGAAAGTGCGCTTGAAAAAGAAATAGAAATCGACATTGAAAAAAATTTAGAAAATGTTATGAATTTACCATCCGGCTCTTTAAGCGGTAAACTAGACTTCATGGTAGAGTCAGGAAAAGACAATAAAAATAGATAAGGAGATCGAGATGACAATTTTAAGTTTTAATATAAATGAGCCTGGTCAAGCTGGTGTTTTTCCTTCCATGATCAGAATTCAAACCAATGACACATTAGCAACTGTCATGACAGCAGGCTATTTGAACGATCTTCATGAAGAAAATGTTCCGATTGCAAGTGGCATGATGGCGCTTGTATCTACAAAGACTACGCCAAATTCTCCTTACTCATCTAGCAGTTGGCTTGATATCCAATTTTCAAATGGAAATTGGTCTCTCGTTTCAATCGGGGTAGCTCCTGGATCAATTACATTGCCTACAATAGCGAATCATTTAGCTGTGTTCACAGATACAGCAGGCAGTTTAGGCGAAGATGTTTCAACGGCAATCAATGGTGGCAATATACAAGCAGGCTTAAGTGGAACAGCTGGTGCATTAATTTCATTTCCATCCGCAGCAACAAGTGGATCTTTAAAGCTAGCAGCTGTTGCTAATAGCGGAAACTTTGTCGTCGACATATCGAACGCCTCTCATGGTCAAGCAACCACTTATTCAATCGCTGATGTAGGAAATGCGGCAGGTAGATTGTTAAACGCAGCTACAAATACACCATTTACATCGGGACATTTGCTCGAAGCTTCAGGAACAGGCGGTATCGTTTCGGATGCTGGAATAGCGGCAAGCGCTGTTCAGTTAAATACAAATATAAAAGCTGTTACAACATCTAATCTTGGTGGTTCAGGAGCTGGTCCTTTAACAGTTAGTCAAGCTGCGTGTACATCTAGCAGCGTTATACTTTGCTCTGTCAAATCGTCAAGCAATCCATGCTATTTGATTACCATAGTTCCTGGAACTGGCAGTTTTACAGTGACAACCAATACGGATCCAGGTGCATCATTAATATTAGATTATGTATTGTTTGTAGCGGCGCAATAAGGCGCAATAATAGGAGAAAAAATTGAAGAAACTTAGTTTTTTTTTATTTGCAGTCTTTCTGGGTTTTTTTTTATTTACTTCTATAGTGTATTGCGAACATTTATCGGATAGATGTTATGTAAACGACTTCGATTGCCAGGAGGATGACGACGGTTGTCCTCTTTGGTTGACCAACTTGGTCATGATAAGTTAATCTAAAAAATTACATACCATCGCTAAACGATAAATTAAAAAATAGAAAATTTTTTGAGGCTACATGAGAATAGAATTATTAGAAGAAAAGGACATTCCTCTGGAAATCAAAATTTCAGAAAACCATATTTCAAATATTAAAAAATGCATAAAAGAGTATGAATATATGGATGTTATTCGAACAGTTGTTAAAAAAATGGATGCCAATTTAGCAGAAAAATTAAGCAGAGAAGCATTGGTCAAATTAAATATAAATTGGGATGAGGATGAATTAGATCTTTTGTTCATGCTAATGGTTATTACTGAAAAAATAGAACGTTCTATAAAAAAAGAGCTCGAACTGTTTATAAAAAATACTTCAGATAAATTAAAAGACGGCGAGTCTGCTTCGTCCAGAATACATTTCGCCAGAAGAATATCTGAAATAACTCAACACCTTTTTGATTCGTTGGCTGTAGGAACAAGAGATGTAGGAGAAGTATCTTACAAACTATTTTTAATTAAAAAATTTTCATTATCGTTTTGCACAAACATAATGAATGGAATAATAGATTCAATTATCCAAATACCTGGACTTAATTGTGAGCTAGGATCAGAAAAACCTCATTGAATAGTGGGAGAGGTGATACCTTAGTGACACCTTAGTGACGCTACTATAAACAATACCAGTATAACTATAAATAATAGTGGTAGTTATATTAATAATCACCAGTATCGATAAATAGGCTTATTTTACGGTCCATTTTCGGACCATTTTATAATTATAAGTTATTTGGATTTATCTTGAGGGGTGTCACGCAATCCGTTTTAAGTCTCACGTGACATTATCGGCGAGATAATTGCTTTCAATTAAATAACTTCAATTAAAGACGACAGATGTAGTTAGCTTTTACATGTAGGAGTGAAACATGTATTTTAAAGATAGCACACCATTTATACTGGGTCAAAAAAAATCGGAAACGAGTTGGTTACATTTTTTCACCAACTGATCGGAAATTCCGGATAGTTCACCGAACAGTTCAGATGTACGGTACGTTCGTTCAACTGGTGACAAATTGTAACCGGTTCAAATCTCACGTGTTGAATGGACTAACTTAGAGTTCTTTTCAAACCATTTCATGGTATCAGATTTTCTGTATAATACATGCCTCCCTCGCTTATAGAAAGGTGGCCCACCCCCAATTGTGGCTTTCATTTCCATCCATCCCATAGAATAACCAATACCTGCAGCCGTTGTTGGCCTATCTAGCAATTCATCTGGATGAGCATTACAAAACTCTTTTCTTAAATCGGATATTTTTTTCATATATTAACAAGCGGGACCAACTCTCCAATAGTGCATTGGGTTAACCTTTCGGCAGTTATGTTTATAAGCTTTTAGCCATTCAACTGCGTCAGACTTTTTATACATAGTCTTGAATCCTATCTTCTGAAAAGGGGGACCGCCACCTCTAATCGCCTTGGTAGATAATAGGGAAACCTTAACCCCAAGGCCAGCAGCGGTCGTAATTCTGTCTAAAAGCGCATCGTCGGGCGCCTCTTTGAATGCTTTAATTAAATCGTCGCTCATCTAAATCAATTCATCTTAAATTATTCGTTTTTTATAATATCTACTATCGTTCTAATGGCGGTGTTTCTTATATCGCCTATAACCCATATTAAGTTAGCTGTTAAAGTCATACTCAGTATCGTATACCCATACTTGCTATATAGGTTATGCCTCACGCAGTACCAAGTAATGAAAATCATACCAACGACATATATAAGCCTAAGATATAAAGCCTTTCCGCTTATTATTCGAACTCGTTCCACTTTTGCTATTAAATCTTTGTCTAAATCTTTCATAGCAAAATCTGATTTCATCGTTTTTTGCTCTTCCAATAGAGATCATAGGCATCATTTATGAAGAAGGACATCGTTTTTGCGCCTGCAGCAATTCCGCCTCCTATCACACAACCTTGTATACCTCTTCCGGTAGCCAAGGCTCCCGTACAACCCCAGAAACCAGCATTAATTATTTCTGCAAAGGTTAATCCTGGATCTCGAAAGGTATAATCTACGTAACTATGTTCAACGGGTGAAAAATTTATCGGATCTCCTATGGTACACATACCATAAACGGCACCTGCCACACGCTCGCTTTCGAATTTGTTCAACACCCTCATCCTGAAAATCTCTCAGGATAACGAGTTTTCAAATCGTTAATCGCCATGGAGTAAAGCGTGAGAACAGGTGCCAACTCTGTCCATGATGCGCCTGCATCTATCTTAGCTTGAATCTCAGGGGGCATAGAGCCATCGTATTGAAACGTAATAGTGTACGTCTCGCTTGATTGATAGCTCACGCCAGAGGATTCCTGGTAGCCCGCAGTTATATACGCGCCACCAGAAATTGCATTTAATAAAGTATCGCTTAAAAATATCAAAAGTGTATCCTCTTTATAGATCGTTCTCGATCTAATTTAAAGATATCACAATCTTGATCATACACCTATACCCCAAATCGATAAATCAACACCCTAAACCGATAAATCAGCACCCCAAATCGATAATTGTGCCTATTTGTTGTAAATTCGGATTTGATACATCTGCCCTGTACCAGGACAAAGTATATCTTCTCTGAAATATAATTCCTTCTCAATGCCTATAGTTGAGCATCCAGAAAGAATTGTTACAGTGCAGCATAAGGCGCATAACAAGATGGCAATTCCCTTTGATATTTTCATTCAGATACCCCGTTAAAAAAATATAATATTTACGATAATAACAATGATTACAACGTCCCAGAATCCCATCTTATACCACCCCAGATAATCTATTTGCCAGGGCATCTGATTGAGATATAGAGTTGTCTTGTGGTTTTATATCGATCACCTTATTTATACGTTCGAACTCACCCAATATACTTAATCCCGCTTTATGCATATCCAAATCTCCTCGTTCTATAGCCTCATCATTATAAATAGCCATATCTATATCTATAGAGGAAGGAACTAGGCTTAGGAGTCGCCTCAATACCGTTTTTTTGGCCATAGCTTCAAGATCCGTAACCCAAGGCCCAATCGTTCCACCTTCTGAATTGTCATCCTTCTTAGATGTGGAACATCTTCTTCTTATGTTGTGAACTTCATTCATACTCATAAAGTCAAACTGCTTGTAGCCATTAGTATGGATGGCTATAGCATAAACACCAATTAGAGATCCTTTATCATCGATGGCAGGTTCATGATCTATCCCAGCATTAACACCTCTTCTGTATGAAAACTTATCATTCGAATACACACACGCCGTTTCAAATGCGGTCATTCTTTCAGATCTAAAACTTAACTCTAACATACCCCTATACCCCAACATGGTTGTGCACTCTTGAACTTTAGATTTGTTGTTCCAGCGCTTTACTAAATAAATCCTTCCAGATATACCTGGCTCTAATCCAAGTTGAGCACATGACACAATGCTAGCACAGAAAGATTCAGGAGTACACATTCCTAATTGTGGGTTTCTCTTCATTTCAAGCCAGAATAACTGTATAAGCCTATCTTCTCTTAGGGAGGTTAACCCTGGTAGAGAATGCCTTATACGATCTTTTATTTTAATCAGCGCGTTGTACGCGTTTGTTAAGTTTTGCTTTACAAGCTCTGGGTCGTGTTCAAATCTGCTCATTTTGTTGCTCCTCGTTTCTTCTTTCATTTATTTTTATTAAAAATCTTCTTGAGCTATTAAAGCTCTTGTTATAATTCATAAATTCATCTGGCTTATCTTTCTTGAAGGCTTCTAAGTCAAACCTTCTCGACTGCTTCGCCCCCTTCCAGGTCGCTGCTATTTTACCATTTATATCAAGCAGTGTATCCCTTTCTCCCATAAAAACCTTGATTCTATCAGATAGTTTATCTTTTTCATCAGATAAGACTGACATCTGAAAGTTGACTTGTTCAAGTCTTTCAATACAGGATTGTATATCTGTATCTGCACACACAGAGCCGTCTGTTGATTTATATTCGTTCAAACTTATTATCTCCCTGTTATTTAATGGATCTGGCATTATGTTGCTCTGCACTTTTTGCCAAAACGCTATTTCCTTTTGAAGGATAATTTCTTGCAGCCTTTCGTTCTTGTGAATCACGTAATACCTGAAATCTATCCCTCGTATCAAAACAGCTATGTAAGCCTTATCTGCTCCTGTTACGAGCATGTAGTGGGCAATTTGAATCAGGTAATGATCCGGTATCTGGTTCGAGCCCTTAGGCCCCCATCCCTTGTCGCTGGATGAGGTTTTAGCTTCAAATACAGCATTCTCAGACTCAATCCACCCATCTAAATGGCCAGCTATAAACTCATGTTCTTTATGGAAGTAAAAAACATTGTTATTAACCACACTTAAACCTGTTTCATCCTCGAACCATTTTATTATTGCAGGCTCAAGCATTATGCCGGCCTTTACATACTGATTATCTGAGAGATCCTTCTGCTGAATCTGTCCTGTCTTTAGCCTCCATAAATCTATTGAGTTCTCGTATGGGGACAAACCCATTAGAATAGGGGCGTCCGAGCCTCCTATATAATCCATTCTATCTTTTACACTCTTATCTACCATATTAACCTCGATGCGGATAATCGGTGCTCACGTCTGACGAAATCACTCATAACCATATCCTTGGAGATTCGGTTTGAGAAAAACTCCTTCAACAGCATCAACATGAATACAATGAATAATGCTGAGGCTACTGTTGTAAGCACAATAGACACCGATACAACAAAAGAAACTAAAAAAGCCATGCTATCCATAATGTCCTCCTAGCTGACCCATATAGGGTCGTTATCAATTTTGCTTAATATAGGGCTTCCATATTTATAATCGTCCTGCTTAGATCTAAATATGAGCTCGTATGTTTCCCGATCTTCTAACTCAATATAATCTTCATCGCCGTGATACAGTTCCATGCACATTAGTAACTTCCTCCATGATAATCTTGTCCTTCCTCAATACCCATTTCGGCTAAACGTCTATCGTCTAACTCATCATCAGATGAAAACATCCACTTTTCCATCTCTCTTTGATACTCTCTTATTTTTTGATGAATATCTATCGTTTTTTTAATGTCTATATTAAATTCTTTCTCGTAAGGTTTTTTCATTGGGTTGCTCCTCATTTATTTTTTTGTTGCTCTTCTTAAAAGCCGAGTTTTATCTCGACTTAAAATCATTATGTAATAAAAAAAACATTTTGTAAAGTATTTTATTAAAAAAAAACTTTATTTACATTTTTATTTATGTGATATAATTTTTATTATTTAACAACAAGGGTAAATGCACGGGGTAAACACATGGGAAGAGCTAAAGAAAAGGTTAAGTCGGGTTCTATTACGATAAGAATGTCAGATAAGGATCTATATAGATTAAGAGCGGCTTGTAATAGGGATATGCTTAAAGCGTCTCTATTTGCGCATGACGCAATAATAGATAAGCTGAATACGCTTATAAAGAAGCAGGAAAGGGATGGCTACGTATGTCAGGAGCCCATTTAATGAGTTACATGGTCGCCTTTAAATCCATCCTTGTATTCCTCAGCTAAGAAGGAAATAAACTCTAATGGCAGGCAGAACACGTTGCCCTGAGGGTCTTCTATGTGGATCCAGGTTTCAGTTTGCTCTTCACCTGAGTCATTACAGGCTTCTATAAATATGTCATCATCATTACTTAGGATTTTGAAAAAAGACATGAACCTTTCCTTGTGCTTATATTTGGAAGTTATATTTCAGTTTGGCACAAAAAATGATTTAAGAGGTAATGGGAGAGATGAAAGGAAAAGCCTTCCTGGTCAAGAGGAGCAACCCAACAAAACCAGAAAGGTGTTTTTTAACTTCACGTGAAGGACTAACTTCCGCAAAAGTCGAATTTAGTTTACCATGGATATATATTTTTAGAGATATTTTTTGAATTTGAAAGATTTCTGTTGACTACCATGTGACAGATGGACAGAATAATAGTCAACAGAATCTAATTGGTAAGTTATAACATCACAACTTGTTATAGCTTTAATAAACCACCTTTTCCACAAGGATTTTCGAATCCCTACGTATCACCATAAGGAGCCTTCATAATGACGCACGTCGCATCAAAAGTCAATCACCTAAACGGAAAAAATAATTCTATGGATAGAATTCAAACCAATTTAGGGTCGGATCCGCACAAAACTCAAGTCAGTTTCGATTCCGATTCCTTCAAAGATCTATTTTACAACCCAAAAACAAAACGTGCAAAGCCAACTAGGACCTTACTTAAGATCATAGGTGGCCGAATAGAGAAGTTTGGCAACTGCATAACTAAGCAAGTCGTATTTGGTTATGAGATGTACAACTTCGGGTACGGCAAAGTTTTAGAGGAAAGGCAAATCAGGCGAATAACAAACAATCTTTTTGAAGCCGGGCTAATAACTTATAAAAGAAGCGGTTCGAAGAGGTCAGTTTATACTTACGATCTAACTGAGTTAGGTTGGTCAGCCTATTATCATTTTGCAAAAAACAATGGCGTAAAATTATCCACAGAGGGCTATGTAAAGCACCCCTCATCCTCTTTTTACCAAAAAAAATGTCCGGTCGAACATCAAAAAATGTCCGGTCGAGAATCGTTCAAAACCCACGCCACATATAGGCCTCCTGAAAAAAATGTCCGGTCTAATAGATCTTATATAAATAATAATAGATCTTCTTCTTTAAATTATGAACCTAAGATCCTACCTAGAGACTTTTGTGGAAATCTTTATAGAGATCTAACCCCAGAAATATCGCAGATGAACAGAGAGGAGAAAAGAAGGCTTATAGAGCGTACGATGAAGTACGGCGATGACAGGATAAATTTGAGGATCAGTGACCCTTCCGACATTCAAGATCCTACTTTAAAAGCCCTCATGGAAAGATGTATGGCAGCCGCAGCGCGTCAAAAAGCACTTGATGAAGCGACGGCACCTTCTTAGGGCTGCTGTATTAATTTATTTGGAGATTTTTAAGGTTTGGTATAGGGCTGGTATTAGGGTCATTAAAAGCCCTCTTAAAATAGATTGTAAGCATTGCAGGAGGCAATATGCGGCCAGCACCAGGGAAAGGGTGGGAAAAAGGCGGAATGTATCGTATGGCGCACGAGAAGGCCTTAGAAGGTGATTATAGATCGTGCATAACCATGAAAGACGAAAACTATATGTACGAGATTCTTTTTAGAAAGGCGCTTAACCGAATTTTGATTCGCGGTGAAAAATATGAGGCCGTAAAAGCCAAGAATCGCCAGGAGAGAAAAATCGCTAAAGAATTTAAAGATAAAGAAGCTATACAGCTGGCAAAAGAAAAGGAAGATCTAAAACAGAAAGAAGATCGCAAAAAAAAAGAAGCTCTGCATGCCGCTAAAAAGCAAGAAATCATACTTAAAATGCAAAAAGATAAAATAATGAGAGCACTGGAAGATGAGCTCGGTTCTCAGATATCAGAACAAGAGATAGATATCTATTGTGACGATGAAACGGATATGAGAGAGCTTGGGGTCGACATTCCGAGCGAAATTGAAAATTATGGATCTTAATTATGGAGAATGAAAAAGTGAGATATATAACTGTAGATGAAGCAAAGGCTATCTGTGGCGCAACTGGCGCTGACGTTGATTGTATGGTTTCGATTAAAGAGCTAGAAGACGACCTTAAATGCCTTTCAGTATTTCTAGAGTTTGTGGGAGACGAAGAAGAAATTATGGAAGCAGCTGCTCTAATTCTAATTTAAAAATACGAACTATGAAAATGAACTATGAGGAATGCAGACTACAAATTTCTGTTCTTAAATGGTTCAGTCTTCAATACCCCAATTTGGAAGGCCTTTTAGTGGGTTATCCAGCAGGTGTATATTTAGATCTTCGCACAGCCTCCAGGATGAAGGCAATGGGATTACGTCCTGGTTACCCCGATCTTCATCTTCTTGTTGCCTCAAAAGGTAGTCATGCGCTTTTTATAGAGCTTAAAAGCACCAAGGGTCGCGTATCAAAAGTCCAACAGGATTTTCATCACAAGTTAAGATCCCAAGATTATACCGTTATCATATGTAAAAGTTTTGAAGAAGCTATTGAGGGCATTTCTGGATATTTGAATTAGCCGTCCTTGGCCTTTCAGTGGTTCATTTAGATTTTTCCCAAACGGATATGAAATATCCGAGATTATAGGCTTCTTGATACTTTGCTCTCCAATCACCCAATTTATCTTTGGCTATTTTTGCTTTTACTTCGGCCACTTCTGAACCAAGCGCCCATCCGTGATCTTGTATTCCTATTTCGTTTTGTAATTTAGTTAGTGTGTTTCTTAAGTTTTCTTCTACGGCTTCTTTAGATAGTTTTGATTTTATTGCGTACGCCATTTTCATCTCCTCTTTTTCTTTTTTAATTTTTTGTTCGTATGTCATTGTCATTTTTAGCTGCTCTTGCCCCTTTCGGGGCGGTTAGTTTATTTTTTACGCTATCGATTTTCTATATTCTCTGTATATGAATGCGCTCTCTCTCCTTAAGTTTTTGATCATTCTTTTCAATTCGTTTCTTTCTTTTTCGTTTTTTGTCTGACTTAGACTTTCCTTTAAGTCCATTTTGCTCTGTAAATTAAACCCTATAACTCTTGCCACTTGTTTATCTGTCATTTTCATCTCCTCGTTTTTTGTTTTAATTCGTTATAATGTAATTATATAGAAAAGATTACTTAATGCAAGTATTTTTTTAATAATATTTAAAATATTTTAATTATAAAGTCAGCTATGTTATAAATTGAGTTATGTGTTAAAATAATCATATTTATAAAGTAATTATATGGACTTAATATTATGGATTTGAGAAAAGGATCTGGGTTAAAACATGATGAAAGAATATGCATACGCTGCCGAGGAAGAAAGCAGCTATACAAAACTATGAGCGGCTGGTGTTTTGATAATTCAGGTGGCGTTATTCAAGATTGTCCCATGTGCCTTGGAAAAGGTGTAATAAAAAAGATTCCAGCTGAAGAACTTTTTGAAACTAAAGACGGGAAAGGTGAAGAGAATGCCAAAAAAGAAAATCGACAAAGAAGAAAAGCAAAAGAAACCAGATTCGAAAAAGAGTACTAAAAAGCATGCAGGAGGGCGTCCTACTTTGTACTCGCAAGAGCTTGCAGACCACATCATGAAGCGTATCGCTTGCAGTACGTGTGGTATACAGGAGCTTTGCGAAAAAGATGAAACGCTCCCATCTCATCAAACTATAAAGAATTGGACCTGGGAATATCCAGAGTTTTTTGCTCGCTATTTGGCAGCTAAAGAACATCAGGCGCACAACTTATCTGAAGAATGCGAAAAAATGGCTAGAGAAAAGAGTTATATCCCAGATGCTCAAGGCAACATGAAGGTAGATCCCGGTTTTGTAGCTTCTCAAGCCCTTATGGTCTCCACAAGGCGATGGTATGTAAGCAAGCTTGCGCCTAAATATTTTGGAGACAAGAAAGCTATAGAAGAAATTAAAAATCAGAACGAAGATTTAAAGAATGAGCTAATGGCGCTGCGCACGCAGCTTGCTGATAAGAATAAAAAGGAATATTGATGGAGACTGACTTTGAGACAAATAAACCTACAGAGCAGGAAATAGAAGAAGCAGCTTCCTGTTTATGTTGTAAAAAGATATTTTCTTATTTTAGAAGTAAATTAGAATTCCAAGAAAGGAAAATGAATAGGCTATATCGTGACAACTATGAGTTAGCACATTCGATTCTTGTAAAAGGGTGGGATGATCCACACAAACACATACCTGAAGACGGTATAGTTTTTAATTTGCCTCCTTTGGCCAAAAAAGAATAAGAAGGAATATTGATGGAAGTTTTCAAATCAAAGAAAGAGGTTCTTGGTGATTACTTCTACGATGTAAAAGAAATATGGAATGAGGTATGTACATTACGGGACATGTCTAACGAATTATTAGAATGGGTGTGTGATATGTATTCAAATCCTGAAAAATACAATGGGGGATGGAAAACTCAACCTAACTTTCTAGCTGGTCATACATACATAATACTCAACAAGATTTCAGCTCTTGCAGAAAAGATAACGACTGAAGATATAGATATTTTTACAGAATAATGGGGATTTTGATGGGCGACGAAGATCTAAAAAACTTTGACTTTGATAGATCAGTAAATGAGCTTGGACAAACTTATGTTGATTTTCTTCTTGCCGAGCTTCGCAGAATTTCTACGTTCGTTTACATTAGGCACTCACGCGAAAAGGAGTTTTTAAGCTCGATAGATCAACTTCTGGACAAGATAAAAAGAATGGAAGATAATGGCGGGGTTGACCCAGATCCAAGGAAGGGCAATTATTGATATTATCGAAAAGAATAAGAAGGATTATTGATATTGATAATAGATGGTATTTTTACAAATGAAGAAATAAGGCTTGCAAAAGCCATAAAGCGCGCGAAGTATCTCGCTGTAAATCTAACTTATCAGATTCGATATGTTCATGAATATTTCCATACTTATGTATGTTGCGAGGCCACTCCGGAAGAGGTTCGTCAGCTTAGAAGATATGTTGAAGATATAGATTCAATGTTTTGTGATCTCTGTGAGAAAAAAAATAAAAAGGAATATTAGTTATAAAGTAAGGATAATTTATGAAAACACGGTACGAGAGAACAAAAGAGACGCTTGAAAATCTAAATGCTGCGCTTAAAAATGATTATATAGAACAAGAATTTGGTTTAGAAATTACGACCGCAGTAAATCTAATTTATGAACTGGACAGTATAATAGATAGCCAAGAAAAGATTAGAAAATATCCCTTTTTATATGATAAGGATGGCATTCAAAAGGAAGCTCCATAATGAGACAATCGTCCTTAAGTAGAAAAGATTTTATGAGGCACCTTTTAAGCATTGCCAGGAATTCGGCTAGACTGTCAGCAAATGCTTCAGGTATGGCTGAAGAAGTGAGATATATGCCCTCAGAAACATTGGATATCAATCAGCTGGTTTGCAATTTTGATTGCATAGAGAGAGAAATGAAGAGCCTTATAGCGCTTAATGAAGAGCCATAATGAATCCTGGTTTAGTTTTTCTAACAAAATAATTATAGGTATTTAAATGGAAAAAGACATATTTATTGAAATAATGGAAAATATCCTATTGGACATCGGAACTTTTAAGAATTTTGTCGAGATGAATATAAGGAAGGGTCACGATTACATTTCTGAAGATCATCTAGACGACATACTAGGAACTATGGGCGTACAAGTTTCAAATGCTTACGCATGTCTCGATAAGTCAGATGAGATCGAAAGTTTTTGTGAAACCATAAGAACCCAGGATAAAATCATTCAGCAACTTAGAAATCGAATAATGGAATTAGAAGGTAAGTGTTTAAGTTTTGAGCAGATAGAGAAGTCAAAAAAAACAGTCGACTCGCTAATGAAGATTTTTGATGATAAATTAGGGCCATTAAAAAGTGAGTGATGACTATTTAAGAACGCCCCCGAACAACATAGAAGCTGCCCGACTTAAAATACAAGATATACAAAAAGGATAGGAATGCAGGAATGGGATATGGAAGATCTGTTAGCTCGTATTAAGAAAGAATTTTTCGATAATGGGGAAAACTTCAAAGATACCATAGAGCGCATGGCTTTTGAAGAAGAATTTAATAGAAGCGTAAAAGAATTTTATTATAAATATAGGATTTCAAATGACTGACAATAAAAATAAAGAAGAGAGAATTAAAGTTTTGTACGAAGAATACGAAAAAAAGCATTCTGAAGTAGCTTTAGATAAAATTCACGTGACGCATGAAGACTTTAAGAAGGAAAATGTTAAATTCATTCGAATAGAATGTTCTGAATATTCTGATTTGGCAAAAACTTTGACATGGTTAGTAGCTAATTTTTGTGATTACGCTTCCGACCATATTAATGGTCCAGGCATTTTTAATGCCATGTTATGCATAGATAAGGTTTCTGACTTCGACAATTCAGAAGAAGCTAAAGCGCGTAGAACTGAAATAAAAGAAAAACAGAAAGCTATTATGGAAGAATTCAGATTAAAGGTGTCTGAAATACAGAATGAGCCGGAAGAAGGCGAAGAGGTTAGAGAGCAATGTCATTAACCGAGGAAGTTAAAAATAAACTTATAAAGTATATGGAGCGACTAGAGGAAGCAAAGGTTGGTTTAGAGCTACTTTCGAATCTTATTAAGATTGATATAGAAAGTTTGGAATATGCGATTAAAAACAATGACTTTAGTGGAAGCTGTAATGTTCTCGAATTTGATGTTTGGAAGATAATGACTCTAGCGTCGTATTATAAAGATGAAGGTTGATTTAGATGAGGGAAAAAATAAGCGAAACAGATAATCTTCTTGCCGGAATTGAAGTTGACGATAGACGTTGATCAAGTTACAGAACAATGTCATTAAAAAATAATTAGGAGTTTTTTATGGAACCGGGAGAGCCGATTACAATCAATGATGACAAAAGCAGCCCTTTTTGCCCAGGGGAATACACAATGAAAAATGCAAAGCGCCATGACAGTAGAGATTTTTTTATAATTAGCCCCTATGCTCCCAGGGAGGAATATTATCATGCTCTAATTTCCGTAAAGGAAATGCTTCTTAATATTGAGGCTAATCTGGACTTCATGGAAAAAAATGGATTCACACAATCCTTTTCTGGATACTACGACGACATCGCACATTTTGAATGGATAGAAGACCGACTGGCAAAATTTTTCGGCGTTAAATCTTCATATGACGATTGATATAGATAAGGAAACTATGGTATCAGAGCTTCAAGGAAGCCTTCTAGAATTTTGCAAAGTATTCTATCCACTTCTGACTGGAAGAGAATTCATTATATCTACACCTGCTGGACGAGAACCTCATGCAATTACAATCTCAAGAGCCCTTACAAAAGCAGCAAGACTGCAAATTCCAAGCCAAAGACTCATCATCAATGTTCCCCCAGGACACGGTAAATCGTCTTTCTTATGTATGTGGGTTGCTTGGACTCTTTCTAAGTATCCTGACTCTCGCTACCTGTACATATCATATTCTAAATCCCTTGCCGCAAAGCACACTGAAACCATTAAACGTATCATTAGCCTTCGGCACTATAATTATTTATTTGGCGTTTCAATACGATGGGATTCAAAGGCTAAAGAGTTCTTTCAAACTACAGCTGGTGGCTCTGTCGCTGCTTTTGGCTCAGGAGGCGCTATTGTTGGCCAAGATGGTGGGCTTCCTGGGCTAGATAGGTTTTCAGGGGCCGTAATAGTTGATGATCCACACAAGGTAGATGAGGCACACTCAGATACTATCAGAGATAGTGTTATAGAGAACTATCGAGAAACCATACAGCAGCGCGCTAGAGGCATTAATGTCCCTTACATATACATAGGTCAGCGCGTTCATGAATCGGACCTTGCAGCGTATCTCCTTGAGGGTAAAGATGGGTATCAATGGGATAGTGTTATCCTTAAAAGCATAGATGATGCTGGAAATGCCCTTTATCCAGAAGCCTTTCCCTTGGAGTCATTGCTTATAAAGCAAGAGCGCGACCCTTATGTCTTTGCTAGCCAGTTTCAACAAAACCCTATTCCCGCTGGTGGGGGGCTCTTTAAGCCTGATTGGTTTGTAACGTTAGACCATGAACCTGAAATATTATTCACTTTCCTGACTTGCGATACTGCGGAAACCTCTAAAAGCTGGAACGACGCTACCGTATTTTCCTTCTGGGGCTTATATGAGATAGAGAACTTCGGCAGAAAGACCGGCGAACTGGGAATCCATTGGTTGGACTCTGTAGAGTTACGCGTGGAACCAAAGGACCTTCGAGACCAGTTTGTTCAGTTCTACGCAGATTGCTGTAGGCATAAAACGCCCCCCTTAATGGCTGCTATTGAGAAGAAATCAACCGGTGTAACGCTTATTTCGGTTTTAAAAGAAATCAGAGGGCTGACTATTAGAGAAATAGAACGAACAAGGGCTTCTGGAAGTAAGACGCAACGCTTTTTGGAAATTCAGCCCTATGTAGCCTCTAAGTATATTTCCTTCACAGATGGCGCCAAACATAAAGATATTTGCGTCAAGCATATGACGTCCATAACGGCTAATGAAAGCCACAGGCATGATGATATAGCAGACACGCTTGCAGATGCTATCCGACTAGCACTTATTGACAAGACAGTATATAGTATAGATAAGAAAGATAACATAAGAAGTGATATCTTAATCAAGCTTAACAGGACGTTAAGTGACAAAATAATAGCAGGGAACGCTAAAAACTATGACCGAGGTGGCCAAAAAGTATTCTGAACGTCTTGCTGACCTTAAAGAAACGGTCGAAGAGGCTAATGAGTACTTTAAAGACAATGTAAACAGGTTTAATGAGTTCATTAGCTTTGTTTTCAATACTTCTATGAATCAGCAAGAGCTTGCGGCCCTCCTTACAACAGGACGTCCCACGCTCGAGTTCAACATTCTGGAGGCTTATATAAGCCGATTACGTGGTGAGTTTGCAAAGCAACAACCTTCTATAAGCGTAAGAGCCGCTGATGGCGTTCCATTATCATTTCTAACCCCCGATTTCACCGAAACGCTTAAGGTCCTCGAAGGCCATTTAGGCGCTATCTTCTCAGAATCTTCTAATGACATGTTAGCCTACAACGTTTATACCGACCTCCTAGCGGGAGGATTTTCGGCTGTAAAGGTTCATACGGATTATCTGAATGAGATGAGCTTCGAGCAGAAGATTTGCGTTTCCCGTGTTTTTGATCCGACACTTTGTTTTTTTGACCCATTAGCTAGGGAATCCCACAAAGGCGATGGCCGTTTTTGTGGTGAGATATCTCCTATGACTAAAGACGCGTTTATGGAGCAGTATGGCAAGGACGCCCTCGAATCCATGAATTTTACACGTTCTTTATCAGGCTTTAGTTGGTCATTTACTAATGAGAAAGAGGATATCGTTCTAGTTTGTGACTATTACGAGAAGAAGAAAAAGAAAGAGAAGATTGTTAAACTCTCCAATGGTCATGCTGTAACAGAGAAAGCTTACAAAAAGTTTCTTCAAGAATGGGAAGACGGCGGCCACATTCAACAGCCGCCTATTCCAGTTGGCGAACCCAGAATCACGATGATTGAAACCATCTGTCGATATCGCTTTTGTGAGACAAAAGTACTAGAATATGTCGAAACGGATTTTAAATTTTTACCGATAGTATTTGTCGACGGCAATTCAATCATGATAACCAAGTCTGGTTCATCAGCCCAGATGACAAGACCGTACGTGTATCATGCTCAAGGCCTTCAAAGACTTAAGAATTATGCTGGCCAATCGTTGGCTAACGAACTCGAGAATACTATCCAACATAAGTTCATAGTCGCAATTGAATCTATACCAGAGGATTATCAAACAGCGTATCAGAATGTCCAAAAGGCAGATACTCTTATTTATAATCACTTTCTGGATGCTCGCAACCCAGACGTACAACTTCCTCCCCCTCGCGAGGTTAACCGTACCCCCATACCTCCAGAGATTCCCAACACATTTAGAATGAGCGATGAGATGACTCAGGTTATTCTTGGCTCATACGATGGAGCAGCTGGGGTGGCTAAGGATAATTTCAGTGGGATAGCATTCGCGCGTTCAGCTATACAGAGCAATAATGCCTCAATGCCTTATATCGTGGGCTATATAAAGGGTTTAAACCGAGTTGCCCAGATAGTCGTAGATTTGATACCGAAATATTATAGAACGCCTAGAACGCTTCCTATAGTCCTTCCTGACGGGAAAAGGTCGCACATGGAGATTAACAAGAAAGGTTCAATCTATATGAACTACGACCCTAACTCATTAGAAGTGAAGGTAGAATCTGGCGTTAACTTCGCGATGCAAAAAGAAATAGCTTTAAATGCCATCATAAGCCTGATGCAAGCGTCTGCTCTGTTCTCCCAATTCATTAACGAGCAAGGTCTTCAGGTGCTTCTGGATAATATTGATATTCGTGGAATCGAAGGGCTTAAAGAAAAAGCGATGGAATTTGAGAAGCAACTCGCTCAGCAAAGACAGCAGATGCAACAGTCTCAAGCTCAACAGCAGCAAGCAGAAGCTCAGGCAATGCAGCAAAAAGCTCAATTAGAAATGATGCAATTCCAAAGAACGATGAAGTCTCCGACGATTGAAGAGCTTGGTTTAATGTCAATACAGGAAAAAGCCAAGTTAGACGCTGCTAATGTAGCGATTAAAGAGAGAGATTCAGAAACGAAGTTTGTTGAGACCATGGCTAAAATCCAGTTGGAAGGCCTTGAGCTCGATCAAAAAGCAGCTCAGCAGGACGCTGAAACCGCAAGAGAGCTCGTTAGGGATATGACATCTATCGCTGACACCTTCGAGCGCGTAAACAAAAACAATAAGGAGACATAAAATGAAAAAAGGTATGAGCCAAAAATATGTAGCTAATAAGGACTGCGGAGAAAAAGCCTCTTCTGCAATCTCTCGTGTTAAAGATATGAATAAAGACCCCTTAAAGCATTCTGATATGGGCAAGAACCCTCAGAACAAAGGCCAAAAGATGGGTATCCACCGGAATGGGCAGAAATAATCATGGCTGAGAAATGGATTCAAAAAGCGATTAATCCCTCTAAGAAGGGCGCCCTAAGAAAGGCTTTGCATGTCAAGAAAGGCGAAGATATTCCAGAAGTTAAACTTAAAAAAGCTGAAAAGAGCAAGAGCCCTATGATGCGTCGCAGAGCCAATTTAGCGCAGACCTTAAAGAAGATGAAGAAGTAATATGCCATTAGTTAAAGGCCCTAAAGCTAGGACAAAGGATGGGATAGCCAAAAATATACGGACAGAATCACGTGTAAAACCTCACAAGCAAGCTGTCGCGATTGCCCTTAACATAGCTAATAAGCCTAAAAAGAAAAGTGGAAGAAAGAAGTAATTTTTCTTGCAAATATTCAAAAAGAAAGTTGACTTTATTTATGAGTAAGACTACACTCAAATTAGAAGTTAGATAGATTAGAAGTTTAAGAATTAGTGGACCGACCACTTAAAATTTCGGGTTTAACTTTCCGTTTTAAGGATTAAGACGGCGAACTCATCGAAAGAGGTATACCGTGGCACGCGGGTAATGGTGTAAGAAAAGGAAGGATTGTTTATGGATGAACAAGAATTAAGTGGCGGAGCCACGCCTGATTTTCAACCACAGATGGCAGCGCCTGAAAAGACGCTAACCCAAGCTGAGGTGAATGCCATTGTAGCTCGCGAAAAGCAAGCTGCAGCAGCGCGTGCACGGCAAGAAGCTGAAAGAGAGTATCAACAAAGAGCTGAGCAAGCGCAGATGCAACAACAGCAGATGCAGCAACCTCAGAGACAGGAACAGAGTCGGGGTTACCCAACTGATTCTGAAGCCGATGCAATCTATCAGCAAGTCCAAGAGCGCTTTAATAGGGAAATGCAAGAGCGTCAATTCCAACAAGAAATGACAACCGTCGCAAATGCCTATCATGCCCGAATGGACTTAGGTCGTAAGGCATATACCGATTTCGATGATGTGACAAAGGATTTCGATCCAACCGCGTTCCCACAACTGGTCTATCTAGTATCAGGGGTTGAGAATGCTGGCGACATCATCTACGAACTCAGTAAAAATCCTCAAAAGCTCGTAACCCTTGATTCATTGGCAAAGACGTCACCGCGTCTAGCCCAAGCTGAGTTGGTGCGCCTATCCCAGTCTATAAGCCAAAATAATATGGCTAGACAAGAGGCACAACAAAACCCGACGAATGCTCCGTTGTCTCCATTGCAACCTTCCCGTGTATCCGGTAGCAATGGTCAGATGACGATTCGGGATTTACGCTCGCAGCCTTGGCTTAGAGGTTAAAAACTTAAAGGCTAACGCTTAGAGGGTAGAACGAACCAGTTTGCCATTGCTCCCTTTGTTAAACGCAAACGGAGATTGCAATGTCAACTAATAACATCTTGCAACAGGTTATTACCTATAACGAGAGTAACCTCGCGCTTCTTTTAAACTCGTTCTGCTTTATAAGCACTACCAATAAGAAATTTATTGGGTTTAATGACTCAGTCCCTAAGAATCTAGGGGACACAGTGAGCTTCGATTTGCCTCCGAGATTTACCACAACGAACTCCCTGGTTGTTACATTCCAACCTGCAGTTCAGCGTGTTCAAACTTTGACGGTAAACCAACAAGTTAGCACAGCGTATGAATTTACTGCTCAACAGTTTATTTTCAACGTTCGTGATTACATGGAAAGATTTGGCCAATCAGCTGTATCAGAAATTGGAACTCAAATTGAATCCAATATTGCACAACTTGCTGAAACTAATACTTATCGTTTTTATGGTGATGGCGTTAATCCTATTAACAGTTATTTGCAATTAGCAAACGCTTTAGCCTTCTTCCGTAACTACGGTGCGGCTGTAATGGATACTAAAGGTTTCCTATCAGACCTAACCTTCCCATTAATCGTAAACTCTGGTTTAAACCAATTTACGCTTGATAGAGGTAATCGTGAGGCTATGTCATGGGAAATTGGTGAGTTCAGCAAATGTGAATGGTATCAATCTAACCTGTTAAAGACTCACATTTCTGGAACGGAAGGTAACGAGGCTTCAACATTAACCGTTGTATCTACGACGCTTGATGCGAATGGTGCTGTGACTGCAATCACTTTCTCAGGAACTAATGCTGCGAACGATCCAAACTCTGTTCAAGCTTATGATAAATTCCAGTTTAGTGATGGTGTGAGCGGTTTCACAAATCTAAGATATTTAACCTTCATTGGTCACAAAATATCTCAAAACCCTGTGCAGTTCCGTGCTACAGCGCAAGCAGCTTCAACAGGTGGTAATCAAGTTACGGTTAGTATCTACCCTCCATTACAAGTTAATTCAGGACAAGATCAAAACATTAATACACCAATTGTTGCTGGAATGCAGGCAACTGTATTGCCAAGTCACCGTTGCGGTCTTATTTACTCTGGTGACCCAATGTTCTTAGCAATGCCAAGATTGCCAGAAGAAGTTCCATATCCAACTGGTATTGCCACTGACCCAGATTCCGGCGCTTCCTTAAGAAGTTACTACGGTTCGTTATTTGGTCAAAATCAGCGTGGTTATGTGACCGACTGCATCTGGGGAGCTACACTCGTAGATGAATATTCGATGCTCGTAGCGTTGCCAATATGATGAACTCAATACATTCCCCTCGCAACGAATTAAAAAATAGGAGACTGTTATGACAGTTAATACCCCAATTGTGAATGCCCGGCTCGCTTATGTGAACGGTCTTCAGCTTGTATGGGCAAGTACAACGACTTTTACCATGGCAGCAGGCGCTGCTTCTAATAGCAACGATATCAATGACATCGTATTACCAGCTTTAGTAACTAATACAATTACTTCAGTCGGCGCCAATGGTGTTGATATTGCAGCTGCAGTAGCATCAAGTTTTTATGCTGTTTACGTTATTGGTGATTCTACGGAATACCAGCCAACGGCCAGCTTGCTATCTTTAAATGCTTCCCAGCCCTCATTGCCTTTTGGTTATGATATGTACCGTCGTGTAGGCTTTGTCCTAACTGATGGCTCAGCTCATGTTCTTAAGTTCTGGCAATATGGAAATGGTGGCGCTAAAGATATGTGGTATGACACGCCAATTGCAACACCTGCCATTACGACGGGTACGGCATACGCAACACAATCACTTGCAGCAGGCGTTCCTCCATTAGCTTGTGAATCCTTCTTGAAGGTTCAGTACACAGCTAATAGCGCAACGAACGTCGTCAATATGGGCCCTTATGGCTCTACGCCGACAGCTGCGATGGTTGTATTTGGATATGGCGTAGCAGCAGAGCAACAAGGTATGGCAGTTGTTCCTTGCGCTCTAAACTCAGGTGTTCCAACGATTGAGCATAAGGAAACTTCTGCTTCAGATGCGTTGGCGCTACTAGTGTCTGGATATAGAGATAATCTATAAAGGAGATCCCCTATGGCGTATACAACAAATCAACTCATAGCAAACGCTTTCTATGCCTCAGGAGTTGTTTCTAGAGAGTTTGAAACGGTTAGTGGACAGCAGATAGGGGATGGCCTCTCTTGGCTCAATGAAATCATTGATGAGAAGGTGGTAGATGATGGAATGATTCCATATGAAACCACTTATGACTTCAATGCGGTTCCGGGCCAAGAAAAATATACGATTCCGAATCTGATTCAAATTGATACCCTCGTTTTCTTTTTGAATTCGGTTCGGTTTAGTATGGCTTATACAAAGCGTAATGCTTACTTCGGCTCTAATCGGGTGGAGAATATTAAGACGCTTCCTAATCAATGGTACTTTGAAAGACAGTTTGGCGGCGGCAATCTATATATTTATTTTGAACCAGACCAAGCCTACCCCATGGAAATACATGGAACTTTTAGGTTATCGGAGGTCGCATTAGGTCAAGACTTAAGTCTTACATTGGATATGTTTTTTATAACCTATTTGAAATATGCTTTAGCTGACAGAATTTGTGCAGAATATAATTATGAAACACCTGCTGGCGTTATGCGTCAATTAGGAAAGTATGAGAGCTGGATCAATAAGAAATCTAGATTGTTAGATCTAAGATTAGATAAGATTTCATGTTTGAATAGCCAAAGAAATACATATAGTTGGGCCTGGATCAACCTT